CGCACGATCTCGCCGGCGAGCCCTGGATCGGTCACGTCACCCGGATGGCGGCGCAGGAAGTGGTAGGCGACGCGCCTGCCGATCCGGTCGAACTCAATCCCCTGACGGACGACATTGCCGCCGGGAAGCTGCTCGTTGCGGCTGAGCGGCAGCATCTCGGAGGGGATCATCTGCAGCTGCAGCGGCACCATGAGCCCGTCATCGGGCCGGCGCGGACGGAAGCGGAAGAACACTTCACCGGCGATGAATACCTCGCGCGCGGCGCGCCGCTGCTGGCCATAGAAATCGGTGAACCCCTCGGCGTCGCTGTCGTCGGTCCAGTCGAGCCAGAGGCGCTGCACGCGCGCCTTGAGTTCGGCATCGGCGATCAGGGACGACGGTTTGATGCCGTCGCCCACCACATTGCCGGCCCAACTCTCGATGGCGTTCGCCGCATAGCCGTTGTTGCGGACCAGCCATCGGGCGCGCGCGGTGATGTCGGCGCCGGCGGCGGCAATCAGCGTGTTGAGATGCGCCCGGCTCGGCTGGAAGTGCCGCAGCCTTCGGCTTCCCTGTCCCGCTTCAAAGCCGCCCACCAGAGCGCCGATGCGGCGGCGCCACCGTGTGATCGATTCCAGCACGAGTCAGAGCCCCTTGCTTGCCGTCGTGCGAACGATGCGACGGCGCGCGCCGGTTTGCTCCTCGGCGATCCGCCGTTCGAGGTCGCCGAGGGCGACCGCCATTTCGGCATCGCTCGCATAGGTGATGCGGCGCCCCTCGACCTCGACGGTGCGCACGCCGCGCCATCGGGCGGCGAGCAGCGCATCGCGGCGCGCGATCATGTCCTCAAGCGTCATGGTCTCGGTCTCAACTCAGATAGCTGGGCGTGAACACCCGTCGGCCGCGCCGGGCAGGCGCTCGTCGCACCAGACCCGCGGAGGCGATCTCTGGCGTGCCGGGGTCAGAGGCCGTGGTCTCTGGCGCCGCTGTGTCGCGTGGATCGAGCGAGCCGACCTGGCGTTCGAGATCGCGCCATTTCTGCTCGCCCCAGCGGTCGGCACCGGCGATCCAGGCGGCGGCACGGGCATAGACCCGGCAATCCAGCGCCTCGTTGCGTTCGCGGAGCTTCTGCCATTCGAGCCGCTGAAACCCGCGCCTGGTCTTCACCGTCACCAGCTGTTCGGCGACGAACTGCTTGCACCACTCGCTGTCGGCCCAAGCCGGCAGGTGGATGGTCCCTGCGGGAAAGCTGGCGCCTCCGGCACGCTCCTCGTCGGTCGGCCGCTCCAGCCGGAGGTAGCGATAGGTCTCGGCCTTGAAGGTCGAGACCGCCACCGACCACAGCCGCGCGCCGCGCCGCAATCGCTTGCCGCCGGCGGTCGCATCGACATAGGTCGGCCCGGAAACTGGGCTCGCCCGGTTGAAACCCTCGATCCCCTTGACCGGCGCCACCTGAGCGAAGCCGGCGCGCCGGGCCCAGCCGTAGACAGCAGGCGCCTCGAAACCGGTGTCGATCGCGAGGCGTGATAGCCCCATCGCGGCCCCTGAGGCGTGCGGCCAACTTCGGCTCAAGAGGCCGTCCAGCGCAGACCAGGCGGCGGCATGTTCCGGGCCGCCTTCGATGACGACATGATCGACCAGCCAGCTTTCCAGCCCGCGGCCCCAGGCCCAGACATCAATTTCGATGCGGTCCTTCTGGACGTCGGCCCCGGCAGTCAGGAACAGCCCGCCCGCAGGCACGATGCCCGGTTTCCACGCCTCGCGGCGGTCATAGAGCCGCTGCCAGTCGGGTGCTTCCCCGGTCTCGACCCATGTCTCGCCGAGGATGGTGTTGCGGAACGCCTTGATCGCCTCGTCCGACCCTTGTGCGGCCTCCCAGCTCCTCGCAATCTGCATCCAGCTCATCCATCCCACGGGCGAATAGAGCGCGGAGAGGTGATAGCCGACCGTCCGCGGATCGGCCGATGTGGCGGTTGCCCGCCATTCGCCGGCCTCCAGCATCGCCGTCTTGTGGTGTTCGGCGATGGCCGTCTCGCAGCCCTCGCAGATGTATTCCGCTGTCTCCGACCGCCCCTTCTGCCAGCGCAGCCGGTCGAACTTCAGCCACTGTATCGCGCCGCAATGCGGACACGGCACGAAGAAACGGCGCTGGTCGCTCGCCTCGAATTCGCGCTCGATCCGGCTCAGACCGCGGATCGTCGGCGTCGAGACCAGCAGCACCTTGCGCCGATGGGCGAAGGTCAGCGACCGCGCTTCGGCGAGCGTGACAGGATCGCCTTCCTCGTCAGCCGAGGCCGGGTAGGCGTCGACCTCGTCGAGGAAGATGTACCGCGCCGGCGTGGAGCGCAGACCGACCGCCGAGTTCGCGCCCGTCATGATCAGGATGCCGCCCGCGAATTCCTTCGACAGCATCGTGTTGCCGGCGTCGCGCGAGCGTGCCGGTTTGACCCGATCCCGGAGTTCCGGGCTTTCGTCGATCAGCGGATCGATGCGTTGGCGCGAGTTGCGCTTGGCCAGTTCCACCGTCGGCTGGACCGCGAGCATCGGCCCCGGCGCCTGGTGGACGACAAACCCGATCCAGTTGTTGCCGGCCTCGGTCGCACCGACCTGCGCGGCCTTCATGAACACCACCCGCTGTGTCGGATCGCCGGGCGACAGCCGGTCCATGATCTCGCGCATATAGGGTGTGCGCTGCGTTCGATATCGCCCCGGCTCGGCCGAGGCGCGCGACGATAACCGGCGATGCCGATCGGCCCATTGCGAGACGGTCAGGTCCGGATCGGGCGTAAGACCGACGCTCCAGGAGCGCAGGATGTCCGCTGCGCCGTCAAATTCCGTCAGGTCAACATCACCATCGCGATCCTTACCGGAATTCGGGCCGGACCTCGGCGAGTTCGTCGAGGTGGGCGCGTACATGACTCGTCAGGACCCTCTGCATCGCGGCCGGCTCGATGCCGAATTCAGCCGCCATCAGCGCCGCTGCTCGTGCCGGCCAGTTCACCCATGCATCCCGTTCCTCTCGTGCCAGCCGGAAGACCAGCAGGGTGGCCCGGCTGCGGTCGATCAGTTCTCCCTTGAGCTGCTGTAGCTTGAGCCGCCGTTCCTGCGCCTTCAGCACCTCGTTGGCGGTCTTGGCCTGCAGGAAGGTCGTGCCGCCGCCGACAGCGGGGGCGGTCAGTCCCTGTTCGCGCAGCGTGTCGCCGACGGCGGTCACCGCCGCCTCGGGCACGGGCTTCAGTTTCGGGCCGGGAGCCTTCCTGGTCTTCGACGGGTCGGTCGTCTCCGCCCGCCGCCGATCGGAAGCCGCCGCATCGATGCTGCCATCTGGATAAAGAACCAGCCGCTCGGCGGTCTTCGCCTTCTGGATGGCGCCGCGTGACAGGCCGGCATGGGCGGCATACTGGCGCTCGCTCATGCCCTGCATGCGAATTCCTTCTCCGGCTCACCATCAACACGAAAACAGCAATGAAATGATCGTCTTATTCAGTTGATGAAGCGCCAGATCAGAGCATCACTGTCAGCGTGAGCAGAAAGGACCACGCCATGACGAATGCCCAAAAAGCCATCGACGCCTTCATTGCTACCAAGTTCGAGATCGATGACATGCTCTCCCGCCTCAAGGCACTGAGCGACGACCACTTCAATACCAACCCCGACGCAATCAACTGGGCCGATGTCGGAACGCTCGATCACTACCGCGCGAAACTGCGCGAGATCTGCGACAGCGCCTTTCATGAAGGCGAATACGCCGAATAGCGCCAATGCGTTCAGGTTCCGCCCGCCGACTGGCGGGCTTGGCCTCGTAGAAGGGTCCGCATTCCGCGCGCCCATTGATGGAAACGGAAACGATGTTCCTGATCTACGATGCCATCAATTCCCGGACACAGATATGGGCCTGCCGTGAGGACCATGGCCACGGACCGGTCTGGAGCTTCGTTGTTTACGGCCTCACGCGGTCTGGTGATCCGCGCAACTGCCCGTCGCTCGCCATGGCATGCGAACTGGTGGGCGCCGACCCACGGCCGATCTTGAGGACGGCTCCGTTTCTTTCGCAGGAGAAGGGAGCTTCCCGATGACCAAACTTTCCGACACGCAAGCAATCATTCTCAGCGCCGCCGCCCAGCGCGCCGACCGCATCGCCCTGCCACTGCCAGCCAACCTGAAAGGCGGTGCCGCCACCAAAGTGGTCGAGACCATGGTTGCCAAGGGCCTGCTCGAAGAGGTCGAGGCGCGGCGCATCGCCTTCCAGCCGCATCTGAGCGACCCGATCTGGCGAGAGACCGGCGATGGAAACGGCACCACGCTGGTCATCACCGATGCCGGCCTCGCCGCCATCGGCATCGAGCCGGACGAACTGCCGGAACCGGATGCGCCACGCTCCGCCACAGGCGGCGACACGGGCGCGTCTATCCACGGTGCGGACCATGACGCCAACGTAGCCACAGTCGCGCCCACGGCGGCCATAGACGCGCCGGTGCGGACGCCGCGC